CCAGATACGTTTTCCTATGCACCAAGAGATGATGCACCAGGAAGAATAGACATGGATTTGTTACGACAACAAAAAACTGTTTTAATAGATGAATTAACAAAAGTCACCGATCAAATTGATAAGATTACAGGACACACAGATCCATCTGCAGCTACTATTTTGGAAAGACTAAAGGTTAAACGTGACTCTGTAAGAGTACAACTTAATGATGTTAATACAAAATTAAAAGATTCTACAAGTAGTGGTCAAAGAGATGATTCAATATTTCCAGAAGGACCATTTAAAAAATCAGAAAATCAAACTAAAATAGTATTAAAAACAGCAATTAATCTTGCAACAAAAGAAGGATTTGATGGTGTAGCAATTGTCACTGGAAAAGCAAAGAATAAATTTGCAAGTGCGTCTGGTGAAACAGCAAAAGGAAATATTGGATTTTATGATGGAATTGCGGTAAAAGCTATGAAAAGCACTGCAAAAAATTTAGACCTTGATTTTTCTGCTACAAACATTAAAGATGGGACTGGAAATACATGGGCAAAAATCCCCGTAATAAATTTAAAGGAATCAACAATTAACAAATCAGTCGATCTGTATAAAGCGAAAGGTGGGTATGTACATTACCCCTCTTTTGTTGATGTTGTGCCCTCATTATGATAGGATGAAATAATGGCAAAACCAAAAACAAGACCAATTTCAAATAGCAGTATTGAAAAAGCAATTGACGCCTTGGCATCTGCTGGAGTTGATGTCGGTGCAAATGAACGTGCAATTGATATTCAAGTTCCTGATGAAAGAACAGTAAATTTTGAACCAGATGTTGATATTAGTGAATTACCAGATGGTGGTGTGGATGTAAATTTTGATCCAAATGCACCTATTGATCAATCACAAATTGCATTCGGAGATAACTTAGCAGAGTACATTGAAGAAAATGATTTGCAAGTATTATCAAATGAACTTGTTGCATCGTACGAATCAGATAAGTTTTCAAGAAAAGATTGGCACGATACATATACTAAAGGACTAGACATGCTTGGATTTAAGTATGAAGACCGTACACAACCTTTCCAAGGTGCAAGCGGCGTTATCCATCCACTACTAGCAGAATCAGTTACACAATTTCAAGCACAAGCATATAAAGAATTATTACCACCAGGTGGACCAGTTAACACAGAAATAGTTGGTGAAATTACACCTGAATCAGAACAACAAGCTAGACGTGTAAAAGATTACATGAATTATCAAATTACACACGTAATGAAAGAATACGACCCGGACATGGACCAATTATTATTTTATTTACCACTATCTGGTTCAGCATTCAAAAAAACATATTATGATGCAGCATTACAACGTGCTGTTTCAAAATTTGTGTCTAGTGAAGATTGTGTTATTAATTATATGGCATCATCGTTAGAAGATGCAATACGAATAACACATGTAACTAAAATTGATGCAAATACACTTCGTAAACAACAAGTAGGTGGTTTTTACCGTGATGTAGAAATTACTTCAGGATCAGTTTCTACAGCTGATGATATCGAAGATAAAATAGACGAGCTCCAAGGAACAAGTGATGGCTCAGCTGCAGACGACGAGCATGTTCTTTTAGAAATGCATATTAATGCAGATGTTCCAGGATTTGAAGACCAAGATGGAATTAAACTTCCTTACATAATAACAATAGATCAATACTCAACTAAAATTCTTTCCATTCGAAGAAACTGGAATGAACAAGATCCATTAAAAAATCGCGTAGATTATTTTACACACTATAAATTCCTCCCAGGATTAGGCTTCTATGGATTTGGCCTAATACACATGTTAGGTGGGTTATCGCGAACAGCAACAAGTGTTTTGCGGCAGTTAATTGATGCTGGTACACTCGCGAACCTACCTGCAGGTTTTAAATCGCGTGGCATGCGTATACGTGACCACGATGAACCATTACAACCAGGTGAGTTTCGTGATGTTGATGTTACAGGACAATCAATAAAAGAATCATTATTACCACTTCCATATAAAGAACCTTCGCAAGTATTATTTGCATTATTAGGTTTCTGTGTTGATGCAGGTAAATCATTTGCAGCAATTGCAGACATGAAAATGGGTGAAGGTAATGAGCAAAATCCAGTTGGCACTACATTAGCGCTACTTGAGCGTGGAACAAAAGTAATGAGTGCAATTCATAAAAGATTACATTACGCGCAAGGTGTCGAGTTTAATATGCTTGCACGTTGCTTTAAAATGTTTCTTCCACCAGAATATCCATACATGGTGCGTGGTGGAAACAAAATGATTAAACAACAAGATTTTGATGACCGTGTTGACATATTACCTATATCTAATCCAAATATATTCTCAATGTCACAACGTGTTATGTTGGCACAACAGCAATTGCAATTAGCAACTTCTAATCCACAGTTACACAATATTCGTGAAGCATACAGAAGAGTATACCAAGCGTTAGATGTTGATAATATAGATGCATTATTAAAACCAGATCCAAATCAACCGCAGCCAATGAGTCCGGCTATGGAAAATTCACTTGCAATGCGTGGACAACAACCAAAGGCATTTCCACAACAAAACCATACAGCGCACATGAATACACACGGTGAATTTGTAGCAACACGTATGGTCCAAATTAATCCACAATTGTACGCAATGATGGAAGGACATATTTTAGAACATATTGCAATACTTGCAGCACAGCAAGTTGAAGAAGAAACAAAAGAACAAACAATGCAAGTGCAACAAATGGCACAGCAAGCACAACAAAATCCACAAATGGCACAGCAAGTGCAAATGGCTGCACAAGAATTACAGACACAAAAAGAATCACGTATTGCTGAGTTGGAATCAGTAATGGTTGCTGAAATGCGCAAAAAAGAAAAAGAAGCAATGGAAAGTAATCAAGATCCACTAGTTAGATTAAAACAACAAGAAATTGATCTTAAAGCTGTTGAAATGACTATGAAAGGTGAAGCGGATGATAATAAAATTATGGCAGATATTGGTATAGAAGCTGAAAAACTTGATCTTGAAAGAGATAAGTTAAAAGCTGCGTTACAACAAACTGTTGTAAAAGAAGGGTTAAATGCTATAAAAGAATCTGAGCAACAAACAATTGACGAAATAAAAGAAAACATGCAATCTTTACGTGAAGATAAAAAACTTCGTAGTACAGAAAGGGTTGCAGCTATGAATTCAAGAGCGAGGTCAAATGGAAGATCGGATAAAAATAATAAATAAAGCCATGCAAACTTTAGAAAAAGTTGCAAGAGGCGAGATTAAAAAAGATGAAGATAAGTTACTTGTTGCTAGTGCCTTGATGGCGGTAACAAGAAATTTGTATGTCGAAACAATTGGGTCTGAAGATACAGCCCAAGTTTTTGCAAGTATTGCAGATAGTTTCTTCTTGACAGAAGAAATGATTGAGCAATATAAACCAACAATACATTAGGAGGTAGACATGAATTTATTAAAAGATTTATGGGGACACTTAAAAGAATGGAATGAGTGGAAGATGAAGGACTGGATAAAGGCCGGCATTGTAGCAATCATTGTTCTTATTGTCCTTAAAGTTATAATAGTTCCAGGTGCATAATGGCATCTAGAGCAGAAATGATTAGAAGCGCTCGTAGACGTGTTGACGCACGTCGCGACGCGCGTAATCGCGCTGATATACGTGATCAAGCTAGAGCAACTTATGGTAGAAATTTAGGTAGAACAAGATTTGCACCTACTAAACAACGTGTTGGTAGTGGTGGAGATAAATTACTTGAAATTATTAGCGGAGCAAGTGGAGATCTTAAAAGAACAGGTAGTAATATAAAAGATGCTGTGTTTCCTGTTTTTCAAAGAGCAATGCAAGGAATAGCATCCATAGGAGATAACGTACGACAAAGTAGACAAAATAGAGAAATTTTAGGTGATGCATATACTGATGATTTAAGAAAATCAATGATGACTGATGATGATCTTGAGTTTTATAATAAATATGTAAGACTAGCGGACCTAGCAACTGACAATCAAGAAAAAGAGCGTTTAATGGGTGTTGCCAATACAGCAATGCAAAACGCAAACATAACACGAAGAATTAATTATGCACTAGGACAACCAGGATTTGGATTTGAAACAACTGCTACTGCAGGACAAAAACCTTTTTCTGGAGACGAAAACATAGATTACAGTACACTAGTCGATAGAATGGTTGGTGG